TCGCACCCTCTACTTGGGGAGCTACTAGCTGTGTATAGCGCTTCGTATCCGGGTCAGCTTGGGCTGCTACAACTAGGTCGTACTCGGCGTCAGTAAGACCACGCACGGCGGTAAACAACAGCGCCATAGTGTCAGCGTTGAGGTCGTAGCTGATGTTGGTTACTACCGTGTCTGGGTTCTCTCCGTTGGCAAGTAGATGCTTTATGTAGCTTTCGAATGGGTGGACGTTGTTCGTCCCCTGCCCGAATAGGCTCTTGGCGGGGACATTGAACTGATGCACTTCACCCGAAGAACTACCTTCTAGAATAATAGCAACACGGCGCGAGTAGCGGCAAGCACGACCGCCGTTGTCGGCGGAGCCTTTTATGTTCTGTGGGCAGGAATTACATACTTGCGACTGCTTACCCTTTGCTTCCGGCTCTGGACGGTCGCCTAAGTTAGACCAACAGGCTGGCAGCGTTGCTTTGGCGTTAGGGTCATACTTACCCGCATAGAATGTGCGGGACACACTCGACAATGCATCAACGATGATGCAGTTGAACTCACCCCGAATAGCGTTACCCACTTGCTCACCGTTCACAACACGCTTAAACGTACCGTTGGTGTTAGTAGAGATACGGCGCATAGATACGTTCTGGGAAAGTGACTGCCCGAGGGCGGTGCGTTGGCGACCACCCGACGTAGAGACCGCATTAGGGTCTTTAAAGATGCTAAGGTTACTCATAGTTAATCGTCCTTCTTACCTGTTGGTTTCCGTACATGAAGCACATATTTCCGGTCGCACTGTAGCCCTACGGGTAGTGCGTCGGGGTTTTCCTCAAGGTACTGCTTCATGTTACCGTTGTGGATACGCTGCTCAAGGAGGAACGGGCTGTCGTTTTCCTTAATAAACTCGTACATAGACCCCCAATCGTTAGTCCAATATCGGGCAGAAACGCGGCGGCTTACTGTGCCCTCGGGGGTCTTGATGCTATCTATATTCTGCGCGTTGCATGTCGCTAGAATTGCGTTGCTAATTATATCCAGCTTATCTTTAAGCGCAGCTACTTCAGCTTTGAATGTCTCTTCCTTGTCCTGCACGGCATCGCGTAGCTTACGATAAGCGCGCACAAGGTCGGACACTGGTAGTTTGGTTACATCGTCCATATTTGCTCCTTTAATCCCCTTAGGGTGCCTCACGACACTAACCTAAGGCCCAACCGCTTTACCATAACATTATACAGTGTCAAGGACTAGTTGAGATTATCTGTCGATAAAGGTCGATAATTTTCTCGTGGTTATCGATGTTATTTTGCAGCATATAATATAGCCGCTCCTCGACTGGGCTACCCTTGATATGCACGATAGTCATAGCGTTCTTCTGTCCGGGCCTATTGATACGCGCGTTTGCCTGAAGGTATGTTTCCACGCTTGTAACGGGCGCGTACCAGATGATTGTGTCTGCTGCCGTAAGTGTAAGCCCATGCGATGCTGCCTGTGGCTGTATGATAAGCACCTTAGGGTCTACCTTCGTCTGAAACTCGGTCACAATCTGCCCTCGACGACCCACCGCCACCTTACCATTGATAACGTCACAGGTAATACCAGCCTTAGTTAGCCTGTCGCGTAGTAACTCTATGGTGTGCGTGAACGGGACAAAGACCAGCACCTTGTTCGCCGCTTCTTCTATAACCTCTTGCACTGCATTGAGGCGGTTGGATACGTCGAACTTAATAACTGCGCCGTCGTCGGAGTATACTGCACCTCCGCTAATCTGTAGAAGCTTGTTCAGCTTAATAGCGGCATTAATCGCGCTTACTTCCTCGCCCCCTGTCTCGAATAACATATCGTTCTTAAGGGCGTTATAGTAGGACTGCTGCATCTTCGTCAGGGGGGCTATCCGGTCAACGTGCACAACGGCAGGTAGGTCGAGACAATCCTTCTTTTCAAACCTAATTGCGGGTTGGAGAACATTATGCACCGTCTGCTGCGCATTAGGTCGTGGAGTCCACTTGAACTGTGTCACTTTGAACATCACGCTGTCGCGGAACGCGCCGTAGTATTTCGGAGTGTTATTCGGGTTTACTAACTTAGCTAAACCGAACGCGTCCACAGGGCTTTGTGCTGCTGGGGTACCAGTAAGCATCCATAGCCTTGGGTTAGTTATGTTGATAATCCGGTTGAGTACCTTCCAGCGGCTCGTAGTAGGGTTTTTATAAGCACTGCATTCATCAACAACGATAAGGTCAAAACCGCCAGCAATAATCTCATCCTCAACGACACTAACACCGTCGAAGTTAATCATCACGAACTCCGCACCAGTATCGATTACCTTTACGCGCCGTTTAGCATCACCGTAGGCTACGCCGCATGAGCGATGCATGGCGAACTTGAATATGTCCTGCCTCCACGCGCTGTCCATAATAGATAGGGGGCAGAGAATAAGAACACGCTTTATCTCGCCAAGACCCATTAGATAGTCTGAGGCCCATATCACTGACGCAGTCTTACCCGTACCCTGCTCGTTGAAGCAGAAGGCGCGTTCATGTAGAGTGAAGAATGACGATGTAGTTTTCTGGTGGTCGAAGGGCTTAAGCCTCCCCGTCCATGTGTAGTCGCGTAGTATAGGGGATGGTACGTCCGGTTGCCCTACCGCTGCTAAGGCCCGCGCCTCCTTCATACCCCAATGTACAGCCACCTTGGATACCCCCGCATGGGTTCCCATTAACTTGGATTTTTTAATATTACCTGTGATACTCTGGGGATTGTTTGTTCTGACGAGTAGCACCTTGTCGCCAATGATTTGCATTACTTCTTCCTTTTGCGTTCTCGATTGCTCACTTCGGAGATAAGATTTCGTTTGCTGTCCCGCTTAAACGAACGGTTAGCCGACTTGGTTTCAACGCGTAGCCCTGTCTTGTTCGTACCGCCCTTATCGAGCGCCTTTATATGGGCAACGTCTTTACCGTCACCCTTATGTACTTTGCCAGCCTTCGCCATCTTCGCACGGGCTGCGTTGCGCGCAGCGCGGTTCTTCTTCTGCTGCTCTGTACCTTGATACAGTTCGTACTCGCGCCTATAATCCCGTGCCATATATTACCCCCTACCTACGTTGCCGCCAATGCGCACAGCTTGTTACTGGGCACCAACCACATAGCGGTCCACTCTTAGGGTTCCATATATCATGTTCCTCAGCTTGCTCCAACATATACAGTTGGTCTTCAAAGACATGCATGTAATGGTTTAACTCGGCGCGCGCGTGCACCTTCTTCGGAAACTCGTTTGACACAACAAACGCCAACCCCGACTTGATACGCATAACATTTGGGAAGTGGGTAAATACCGCACCAGCCATGAGGTCCAACTGCTTCATATCGGCGTACTTGGCGTTCTTGCCCGTCTTGTAGTCAATCATGTGGGCGTTGCACCCATCTACAATCAATAAGTCAACGATGCCACGGTACCAGACGTCCTTATCAAAAAAACCACAGGGTTCAAAGCCTTCGCCCACCTTGCGTATGCCTAGCTTCATCTCGGTATGCTTCTCACCTTTGAACTTGGACAGCACCTCAACAACGGGGCGCATGATTTTGAACTTGTCGGGGATAGGCGTGTTGTTTTTAATATAGTTTTCAGCCGCTTCATGCGCGTCATTACCATAGCGTGAGGCGTCGTTGCCCACGTCCTTAAAGTCCTTCGACACCTTAAGGTGGTAGTACTTTTTAGGGCACTGGTCGAAGGTCTTGATGCTACTGTAGGACCACGCGGTCATTGCTCGTTCCTTTTTGCTAGGCTTCTGGCGGGGCGGGAAGGGCTTGCCAGTGTGTTGGGTTCACGCTTCCGTAGTCCTCACTGTAGAAAACGGGAGCATTTGCAATGTCCCACTTGAACCCCTCCCGTACCACAACCTTGCCTGTATCGTGCAGTTTTTTATTGCCTAGCGTACTTTTCCGTTAAGTCTGTCAGCTATAAGCTGTGCATACCCTGCGATATCCACCCAGCTATCTACGTAGTTAGGGTTACCGTTCACTATGCGGGCAATCTTACTGCATATCATGTCCAGTGCTTCCTGCTGGTCGGAGGCTAAAGAAGTGGTGGCTCCCCCTAAACCGTCGCGGATAATCGCTTTCAAAGCACTGCTAATAACAGCGGCCCCCACAAAAGTACCATAGGTAGCTGCACGTCCGTTTAAGATTTGGTCTACTTCCTTAGTCATTTTGTATCCCCTAAGGCTTTAACCAGTACACGCACCGCTAATGATTGGTCCCACTTACCCGCGAGTACCTCTTCGGATATGGTAGGGCAACCTTCACTCCTTTCCTCTTCTGCCACTAGCCTACGGGCCTCAAGCAGTACGACGGAAGTCCCTAACAATGGGTACCGCTCAATGGCGTTTTCTTTCCAAGCTTCTAACTCGGCAACGCGTTCGAATGGGTAAACTAACCCTCCTGCCTTTATTACGTTACCCTTCACCTCCGGTAGCAGTTTCAGTTCCAATTGCTTTTCCAGTTGCTTTTCCAGTTGCTTTTCCAGTTGCTTTTCCAGTTGCTTTTCCACTCTCAGTCCGTCTTTCGATGTATCACCCCATAGGCTCCTAACTACTGCGGAATAAGCGTTGGACTTTTGCTTCCTTCCGTTCCCCCCTACCTGTACTACCTTATAACTAGTAACGACAGCTTCCCCGGTAATCCGTAATGAATGGATACTGCTTGAAATAGTCTGCTGAATTAAATCCGGTAAAAGCGCATACAACTCTACCGTTGTGCTGTTTGGGTTCTGACGCAGTGTGGCGAGTATCTTATTTTTAATCGTAACCATTGAAATTTGCTCCTTCAGTTGTGTTTACTTCTTGAACCTTCCGCGCTCATCGCGGTCAGTAAGTTTCCTCAATTTTTCATTGAGAACTTCGTTCTCCCGTTTAAGGCCCTGTGTAGTTGTGGAGGTGCTTAATAATGCCACCAAATAGCCAAGCACGAACAACCCGAAAAGAATAAAAACTAATAACCAATCCATATCCTTAC